AACGCTATTAGGCATAATGATCATCGAGGTGTAAGGACCAATGAAGTCAACACCTGCACCTGCATTAAGATTGGTACGTTCAGCTGCGGAGAAAGACAGATTAGTTCTGGAAGGAATCAGGCGGAACTTGCCAGCCAAGATAGTGTTAAACTCGATGTTACCTTCAGTAACGCGGTCTACGTCCACCATATTGGCTGCACGCAGAGAGGCCAGAACCTTGGGAGTAACTGTAAGGTAAGCGTAAGGCGGCTCATAATCCTTCCATGCCATACCAAGCGCATCCAGGAAGAACTGAGCACGAGCAGCACCTTGAGCAGATGCGCTACCATCCATGACCAGCTTGTTCAGACCCAGGTCGACATAGAAGCCGTAGAGTTTGTTCTCCGGATCATTGTCGAACGTTTGACCACCAAGACCAGCACCACCACCGGCACTACCAGCACCCACCAGTGCTTCAGAAACTGCGATACCCTTCAGCACAGACACGAGGGCATCATTTTGATCTTGAGCTTTAGTCTCGGAGAAATCGCGGCCGATCTTGGCCAAGCCGTCTTCTTGAGAAACGACAACCTGCATATTAACCTGCTTGGCACCATGCGAACGCACAGTCTTGACGTACTTCGCCATGTCAGAATTGACACCAGTGCGTTGACCTTCAGTAGGATCAACGAGCGAGACGACATTGATAACTGGCTTTAAGGGCTTTCTCCAACGCAGTTGACCAATAAAGGTCTCCGTGTTGGTGTCGATGTCAGCCTCAGCACCTGTAATACCAGTGCCAAGGAATTTCTTGGCGTTAGTGTAGGCCTCATCGGTGTAGGCTGAAATGGATTCCTGAAGAACCCACTCACTTGCACCAGGAACGTCTTTGCGAGCACCCATTGCATTTCCTCATTATTTACGTTTAGGTAATCTGCCTTCAGCCGCCATTCTCATCACTTCTGCTTGAGAACGCTCGAATAACGACTTATTAGCAGCATCGCCACCAGCACCAGGCTTATTACCGCCTAGGCCAGTGTTGATTTCCGGTTCAAAGAGGAAGTCGTTAGCCTCATCCTTGATGAAAGCCCCTACAAAGTCCTCTACTGACACACCTGAGCGATGTACCCATTCACCTTTATCATTCCGCACTAACTGACCTCTAATTTCTTGAAATGCCATGTCACTGGCCTTAGTGCTTCTAAACTTACGTGTGTCTCTAAGATGATCTTTCAAACTTGCATCACGAGTCAACTCAAGAACTTGCTTCTCGAGTTCCTTATTCCTCATCTCTAATGTTGCATACTTAGTATTAGCTTCAGCTATCTTGATATCAAAGGCTTCCTTGTGCTTACCTGCAGCTTCAAGGGCAGCTAGCTCTTCAGTTCTCTTCTTGCGATCTGCTTCTTCAATCTTCTTCAGTGCATCATCTCTAGCAGAGTATGCACCATCTAATTTTGTCTTAATATCTGCGATGCTCTCTTTAACCTTTTGTTCGATAAGTTTAGTGACTAAGTCTTTATCTGCGGCTTCAAGTTTAGCTAACGGATCAACTGGCGGATCATCCTTTTTCTTGTTAGGATCAGGATTGTTAGGATCTGGGTTATTCGGATCAGGGTCGGCAGGATCGTTAGCACCACTAGGATCCTTGGGGTCTTTGATTGCGGGCATTATTTCTCCAATAGGCTACAAGCCTGTAATAGATGCTGTACAACAGCGGGTTCAACCTATTCCATAGAAGCCTTCATTATGCTTCCAGAATTCTTTAGGAACTTCCTTCAGAATATCTTTAACTTTCAGAATATCTTGATCTGTCAAAATCTTATTACCAATACGGCTCTTTCCAACAACAGGAATGATACCTTTCTCTATTGCCTCTTCCAGATACTGATCATATAAAGCTTTAGGGAGTCCACGTTCTCTTAACAAGTCCAATGTCGCCTTAACTGAATTTGCTTCTAATACTCCAGCATAAATGCCTCTAAGTGCTTCTTTAGCTTTGAGCATGTCAGCAGCATTTGTTACGAATGCATCATGCACAGTTGTAGTTCCTATATTGTTTTTCTTACCCCAGTTATTAAACTTCTTAACTAATACAGCATCATTAGAGTGATTGCCATTAACAGCAAATGCAGTTCTAGCTGCTGTAGAATCAGCTATATCATTAACCTTACCGTCTTTATTCGTTAACTCCTCGAACCATGTAGGTTCAGTCTTCTGATCAACTTGAACAATATTGGTAATAACATTTCCATCAGCATCTCTATAGTAGAGACGTTCTTCATAACGCTGTGTGTATACTTGCTCTAAGACTTTACCATCAAAATTAACCCAAGGTACTTGTGTCCAATTCTTTCTACCTTTAGCTGCAGGTATACCTAATGTAGCTATATCAATATTCTTATACACATCACCTATTGCTAACTTAACACCTAACTTCTTACCTGTAGGTCTGTAGTCAGGACTTCTAACACCTAGTATAATATCAGCAATAGTGCTATTAGGATTAAAGCCTGGTATCTTATTTAACACTTGCTCTAGCAAGGGTATCTTAGGATCTACACCTAACATCTTACCGAGTATAGGATTGATTCTATATCCACCCTTATATACACCAAAGGCTTTCTTCTTCATTAGACCTGTCCAATCAAACTCACCTTGAGCTGGCTTAGCATTCTCTAAGAAGTCTTGGGCTAATCTACCAAAGAACTTAGTGAAGTCATTAAGAATTGGAACACGCTCTTCCATCTTCTTAGTCATAAGCTTACCTATTAGACCGAAGTCAGCAGGTGTAATTATATCTCTATAATCACGACTTAGCTTCTCAACAAAGTCTTTACTCTTAGGATCAAGCCACCATAACTCTTCCATAAGGTCTGAGTCAGGTGATAATCCCTTGTCAAATATATCCTTAACTTGCTTTCTCAGTCCCATCAGATCTTGTGCTGTCTCAGGATCCCACCTAGCTACCTTAGCAGCTCTAGCAGATATCTCACTAAGCACAGTATCTCTTTCTTTTGTGCTAACTACTAATATAGTATCATCCTTGCCTAAAGCTTTAGCTAGCTTTCTCTCAACATTTAGCGATGCAGTTCTTTGACCAGCACCATACAGTGTGACCATGTTGTGCATCTTACTAGCCTTACGTAAATCCTTAAGAGACAGGTTAAGTCTCTCATTTAACCTCTTAAAGTCAGGATCATCATATGTAGCAGCAGCTATCTCGTCATAGAGTCTTCTCTTTTGACTAGTAGGTACTACATTACTCAATTCAGCTAATTGTTTATTCTTAGTTGTCAAGGCTATAATCTGTGCACCAGAAGATGATGCATCTTGCTCTAATGCTACACTAATTAGGTAGTCATCGAGCTTAGTTAAGTCTCTGTAGTTACTACCAAGATACTTATCGATCTTAGCAATCTCTAATGCAAATCTAAGGAACTTACCTTGATCTTCTGGATCAATCTCTAACATCATAGGATGATCTAGTACAAATCTAATATCATTAGGCTTATTCTTCATTATAGCATTACCTATGTTAATCAGCTCTGGCTTATATTTCTCAAATATCTTAACTCTACCTGTTTGATTTAAGCCATTAAACTGACCTTCAAACTCATCAGACAAGCCACCTAAGAAGGCACCTACCTGATCCACAATATTGTGATAACCATCTACACCCAGCTTCTTAGCCATTGGTGTATTCAAGAATGGTCTAAATGTCTCACCTGACTGTGGTCCTATAAAGCCTGAGTCATAAGTTCTACCACGGTGATCGATAAAGGCATGATTACTAAAGCTCATATCTTTCTCTTTAAAGTACTCCATCATCTTAAATCGTTCATAGCTATCACTACGACCTGTGATATATTCTTTATAGGCATTAAGGTCATTATAGTACTGTGCATTACCTCTATCATCTCTGAAATTAATCATGTTGTCAATAAAGCTATGAAACTCAGGATCAATCTTATACTGACTTTGACTATACCAATTCAGAGAATCAGCCATAGTCTCATCTACTAGTGTAGTAGGTAAGTCTGCAAAGCTAGAGGATGATGTGATTGGTATCTTGCTGTCTGTGAAGAAACCTGATTTACCTTTAATGAAATAAGTCTTATACCCAGGTCTTACAACCAGAGCATTACCTAATTCATCATTAACACCTATACGATATCCCACATCGATTGCTCTATTGAGATATGAGTAACGCTTAATTCTAGCATCTTTAATAATTATATTCTGGCTGAATGTGTCATAGTACTGTCCGAAGTATTGTCCAGACATTCTACTACGCATCCGTCTCTTCTTAACACCAAATGTCTCAAGATCATAGAAGCCTGATTTCTGTGCTTTCTCTAATAGATAAGCGCCAGCATCAAACCACTCTTTCTTTGAGCCACGGTAGTTAGCCATGGTGTATAAGTCTCTACCTAAGCTAACAGCTAGTTGATCTCTATCAGGTGCATTGTCTAATGCTAGCTTTCTAGCAAACTTCATATAAAAGTTATCCAATGCTACCTTATCCATTCTAACCTGTAGCTTTAACGGTATACCAGTATTGATCCAAGGTTTTAGTTCCCTAGCAATAGTAGGTAGCTTTCTAATCTCCCACAGATTACGCTCAGATATATTAGCATGGAAGTTCTTAGCTAAATCTTCTAATTGAACAGCACCTAATACTGGATCAAGGAAAGCTTCTTGTTTAATCTTATAGAAGAAATCAGTATTATTTCTTAAATTAGTCTCAATATATTCACTTACATTGGTAAGACTATTATTCATTTCAGAGTTAAGTATAGCCTTCAGATTTAACCAAGGCTTATCACCACTACGTCTAAATCTCTCAAATGTAACACGAATATTATCAGTCACTACTGCTGATTCATTGACACCTACTTTATCAGTAAGAGTGTCCTTTAGCTTCAGTATAAACTCCTTATCACCTGCTGTTAATACTTCTGAATTGGTCACTAGATTAATAGCACGCTCATTAGCTGCCTTGTTAGGTGCATAGATGCGAGCATCTTCTCTACGTTTAGTCACTGGATTGTAAATTAGTTGCTCTTCTGTTGGAGGAGCTGTCAATACTCTATTCTTTGTGGCTTTCTTCACATGAGGCAATACACCTCTGTAGTTGGTAAGACTAAGCTGACCATTCAAGTCGCCACTCTGTAGCTTGTAGTACTCGACTAGGTTATCAAAGGCTTCAGGATTATTTATCAACTCAGTTGGCGATGTAAAGCCGAGATTGAGGGAGTCCAGCCGTTCCTTAGCTAATTCAAAGGTCCTCGATGTACCTTCAACGCTAGCACCCATTGTGTTAGCTGTACCTTCTTGGACTGTCAACATCTTTA